ATAATTGATCAAACGTTCTATATTTATGTGATATGCTCATTATCTTTGAATATTAATTTTGTTATCTCCGTCTTCTACAGGAAGTTTGACTGTAATCATCATTGCATTTACAACTTGAGTTTCTATTTCTGCAAATAAAGCTTCTGGTATATATATTTCTTGTAAATATCTAGGAACACATTTTTCATCATCTTCACATAACCATTTACCTAAGTCATCATCAAATACACCTTCTAATTTTACTGCATCCCAATCTATATTAGGCATATATAAGTAACCATCAAGAAACCAAAAATATCTTGTTTTATTATATCTAAATGATGTAGTCTTTGTCATTGATGTATAAGTACCAGGTTGAGTTGCTTGTAACTCTATTGATCCATCTATAGAACTAACTGTTCTAATTAGTGGACCCCAATATCCTTCAATAAAATTTGGCAACTTATCTTTTGTTCTTTTTATAGTACATCCACTTTGAATACCTGAGCAATGTGCTTCTACTTTATCTACATCAATTAATTCTAGATAAGGTAATGTTTTCCATACAGCATTAAACTTCATAAGTTTATTAGCATAATCTTGCCTTCTCATTAAAAGTTGTGCAAATTTTATAATAAGACTATATACATATCTATCAGTTACAAAAGCATCTTGAACTTCTGCTTTTACTTGTCCTCTAATTCTTGATATTACTTCTCCTACTGTTGCCATAATTTTTAATCTTCAAATTCATTATAAACACTTAACTCAGCAGGATCAACATTTTTATTATATAGATGTGCTACTTTATACTTATTTTTCATAAATACATATTTTTGCCAGTTTTTTGGATACTCAGTTGCAACTGCTCTTTTAAACTCTCTTATTGCTGTAAAGTTCCAAAGTTCTCTATTTTTAAATCTATATTTTGTTGACCAGTTTGTATAAAATATTTTACCTATATTCCCATCTGTTTCCCAATTTTTATTTTGTAAAACTTTACCATATTCTTTTGATAATGCATAATCAGTATTTACATTATTGCTTGGTTTGCAGGTTCCTATAAAAAGATAACCTAAAGAATCTGGTAATTCTACTCCATCTCTATATTTTATTACACCTTGCCAAAGCTTCTTATTATATAATTTAATTATACTTTTTAGTTTTTCGTTATCTATGTTTTTATAAGCTGGATATTTTTCTTTAAATTCATTAATAATCTTAGTATTTAATAAACCTAATTTTTTCTCCCTGTATCTTGGAGCATTTAAATCCGGCTTTTTAAAATTATTTATCATAGTTTACATTTATAATTTACAAAAAAAAGATCAGTAAAAAAAGTTTAAACTGATCTACTTTAATCTAGTATACATGTTAATTCACATATATTACCTTTATTCATTGACTGTAACTCCAATTTACCAGACCTTTTATTGCCTACAAATTTTTTATGATAATGCCAATAATCTGTTTTAGATAAACTCGGTAATGTTTTATGCATAAAACCAACACTTTCATTTGAAGTAATATATTCTACTTTTTTATTTGTATGATAGTGACCTGTAAAAAGAGTTCTATGTCTTGTTGTACCCCACTCTGTTGGAAATTCTGTTGCATATATTAAAGGTGTATTTTTAGAATATGAATCACCATGTTCAAATGCATTAAAGTTCTCACCCCAAACATGAACTTTTCTTTCAGCATATTCTATATCCCACACAATTTCATCAGAATCTACAGCTTTAGATAATGCATGCACCAAGTGAAAAGAAGATAATCTATCATGATTACCAGGTATGTATACTATAGTAAGAGTATTGCAATATGCTTTAATAAAATTAATTGCCCATACCATAGCATCAAAAGCTTGTATATAAGCGTTTGTAGCTGATGTAGAGTTATCTACAGGTGTCCCGCTAGTAGTTGTTCCATTAAACGTATCCATATTAATTAAATCACCGCCTATTACAAAAAATAAATTGTCTATATAATGTGATGATGACCCTCTTAATACTAGATCTTTTACTGCATCTTCAAAATCTTTATCAATAGTATCATTACCTTCTTTACCAAAATGTATATCTTGCAATGACATAACACCACATACATGAGGTTTAGTTTTATCATTTAATTTAACAGTAGATATTTTAATTGGTTTAGGCTTCCATGAATCTAGCAACTCTTCAAAATAACTTTCTTCATCTTTTAATTTAGTAACTAAAGCAGATACTCTCCAATGATCTGCCATCTGCTTATTCCAATATTGAGATAACTTCCATTTTGTAGTATCAATCTTAAGTAATGCAATTATTTCATCAGCAGTCTTAGGTTCATATGTAGAATTAATAGCAAGCTTTGCTGTACCATTTTCTAAATTAACATTTGATTCTACAGATTTTTTTAACTTTTTCTGAATCTTTAATTCTGTTAAAACTTCTTTTTTTAACTTTTTATATTCTGCTATACTGATGCCTATTTTTTCAGAACAATACTTAGCATCTTTCTTCCACTTCAATGAGTGTTTTACTTTTTTTTTGATAAAGGACATTTGAAATTTTTAATTAAACACTGTTAAATATATAAAAAATATTTATACAAAGAAGCCCAGTTATTATCTGGGCTTCCCAACTGTGGTAATGTAAAACCAACTAAACCATCACCTATTGTTGTATTATTTTATGGTAATAATGTTTTAAAATATACACTTACACTTTTACATGTTGTTGTCCCATCTGTAGCTGATATTCTAGCTGCATATTCATTGTCAGATAATAAACCTGTCATTGTATATGAGAACTGTGTTGGTTGTAAAGTAATAAGAGAAGTATAGTTTGTTGCTCCACCTGTTATATCTATTAATTCAACATTTAATACAGTAGTTGAACTAGATATAGTTTGCCAAGATATTTTAGCAGAATCAGCTGTAACATTTGAAATACTTAATCCTAAAGGAGCGTTCATTTTATCTGAGTATGCACATTCATTTACACCATTTCCAAGCATTTGAACTATCTTTTGTAAAGTTAAATCCAATCTTTCTCCATTCTCAATTGTAATACAAAGCTGCGCTGCTGTTAAATTATTAAGTTCAGTTGTTTTTTGCTCAATAGTAATATCTAAAGCGTCAACTTGAGTTTGAAGATCTGTTATTGCTTTTAGTAAAGTATCACACGCAGGGTTTTCTGGGTTTGGACAACCAGCTTCATCATATTGACCTTGAAGTTCTTTTATCTGATTTTCAAGTTCAGTTTTATCTGATTGAAGAGCTTTAAGTTCTTGAGTCAAACTTTCTATTTGCTCTTCTCCATTGCACCATGAAAAAGTAGTACCGCAATACACTACACATTCTTCACATATTACTTCTTCACATGGATTACCGTCTTCACAATTAGTATATGAACATGGAGTATGTAGTGGATTGTCTTCACATCCACAAGGTTTACTAGTATTACATTTTGAACAATTACAACTCATTTTATTTTATTTTTTATTCTAAAGCATTTTGACAATTTTCACAAGCAGTGTTGTCTCCAGATGCAGTAAATGTACTATCAAAATCACATGTACCATATTCTGAATTATTATTGTAAGCATTTACTGATGAGCATGATATTACTGTAAAACATCTTGAATCAGAATTAGCCCAAGTACAATCTCCATCAGCACTCACTAAAGGAGCTCCTGTATTAACTAAACCAACGACACTACCAATGGCTAAATCACCGCAACCTTTTGTAGCTATCTTAGCAAAGAACCTTTGTGGTGTTGGTGCTCCCGGTGTACATGACATAGTTCCTCCTGTACAGTAATGAATTTCATATACTGAACATACAGCATCATCACAATCTGATTCTAACGTTGCATTATCAAATGCTACTGTTGCGGCCTCAGCAACATCAAGCGCTACTATTGTATAACACACTTCTTTTGTAGGTTTACCATAAGTAGAGTAATATGTTTCACCTACTTGAGGATTAGGTGGCGCTCCTGGTATATTTGACCAGTTTACAAATGCAATCTCTTCACCTCCACAATATTGAATTCTATGAACTTCATTTGGTGCAGCTGAAAAAGGATATTGATCATCACATCCTTTTACTGATTTAATAACTAAATCTTTAACTTCAGGATTAATTGTAGAAGTTAACAAATCTGTTGATTGATCTAATAAAAAGAACATTCTAGAATCAGCAGATGAAGAAGATTGATATCCAATATCAAACAATGGTTTAATTGCTGTACCAGCACCTGTAGTAGCTCCTTGATAAGGATTAGCAGTACCTAAGCCTTGCATTATAAATCCACTTACATCAATAGCTGTTTGAACACCATATTTAACTGGTGGTATTAATTCACCAGTGTAAGCACCTAATGATTGCAATATAAATGCAGCATCAGCACCTGTTGATTGATTATCAGTAAAAGAAAGTAAAACATGCTCAATACCTTGATCAAATACTGGACTTGTAATACCTAATCCTTGTGCCCAAACACTAACAGCAGTACCTTCAACAACATCAGATAAAGTTTCATAGTCTTCTTTATATTCTACAGTTGGTTGATTTGTAAATCCATTTGCTAAGGTAGCATCATGATAATTAGTAGAAGCATCTTTACTTATAACTAAAACCCAAGCAGCATTTTTAGATGTTAAACCACCAGGTGTTGCCCATGAAGCGGGTGTATTTTCAATAGCTTGCCATGTTGCATCTGGACTTTGAACATAACTAGCACCATTATCTACCACTGCTTTATGATAACTTAACCACCTTTTAGAAGCAGTTGGTAATACATAAAAGTTACCAGTCCAGTTAAATCCATCTGGTGCACCTCCTCCAAATTGAGCGGCTAATTGAAGTTTTAAAGAATTAACACTATTTATTGTAGTAATATTATTTCCAAGACTTAATGTATCAACAAACATGTAAATATCTTGATCATTATATCTAAGACCAATATCACATGGGATAATTTGTACTTGAATAGTATAAGTACTAGAACTACATTCTCCTTGAACATCAGATGCTATTGTTACCTGGAATGTATCAGCATAGTTTTTATTTAAATTACCTAAGTTTGTATATGTAATTCGATTACCTGGAGCTGTAGGTGTTCCTATATTTGTAAGAACTGCTGTACCTGAAGCTGGATTTTGTGATATAGTTATTGTTGGGCTACCATCACCTAATACATATGGTAAATCAATTTTTTTAACATTACCTTCTCCACAGAAAGCTCTAAAGTTATCTGTAAGAATAAATGCAGGACATGTACAGCATAAAACAACTTTCACTGGTCCCGCTGATGTCCAACATACATATAAATATCTTATTGTTCCTTGTGTATCTACTTTACCTACAAAGTACCAGAATGCATCATAAGACGCTCCTGGTGCAGAATACTGAGTACCTTCACATTCTAAATATTGTCTTGCTACAAATACTCCTGCAGGTCTACCACCAGCATATTGACCAACATTTAAATTATCTGCTTCCTCTGGATCAGACATAATTTGATAAACATCAGTTGAGAAATCATATCTAATAATATATGGGGCTGATAAAGTTCCTCCTCCACAATCTTGTACAACTTTAAAATAAATAGATCCACTTGTTTGACCAGTAGCAAGAGATCTAGCTCCAGCACCACCTGATACACTACCTGTATAAATTAAACCATCTGTACTATATGATAAAGCATAAGTAGTACCGCTACCAACAACTGTACAAGTTACTGTGCCTCCAGCCGAAACTGCAACAGTATTAACTTCTGGTGCTGCACAAGCTGGTGTACCTTGAAAATCTTCATGTATTGTTCCTGTATTACCTTGAAAAAGAGGAGTATTAAAATAAAATTCTTTATAACTAGCTTGCTCACCAGTAGTATCTCCATCATTACCTATATATATTGCACCAGCATCTTTAGTTGCACTTGTAGCTGTTGTTTCAGAAGAAATACATGTACTTCCAGGAACTTGGACTGTTTGAGCAGGACATGAAGAAAAAGCACCACCAGTAGAGATGCTTACTATTACTTCATATGTAACTCCTTGTGCTCCTCCAGAAAAAGTTTGGCTAATAGATATTGGTGGATTATTAATTGTTGCCGTACCTAATTGCGCTTGAGTTTGTTGATTAATTACATCTATTTGATATGTAACAGATCCTCCTAAAGTATTAGTAAAAGTAACACCAATATCTCCAGATGGTGTTGCTGATACATTTATTACATTTGGGCATGGTGCTCCAAGAGGTACAATCTGTGTTGTACTACTTGTACAATCTGAAGAACCATCAGTAATACATGCATTTACAGTTAAAGTTAAAGGTCCGTACACATCCAAATTTGTATTTGATAATGTAATAGTAACCGGTCCTGCTCCTGATGCTGATGGAACTATTTGGAAGTTAGTTGTAATACTACTTCCATTTTGATCTGTTGTAGTAATTGTGTTTCCAGAACAATCACTAAATCCGTTTGGTATACTACTGTTAATAAAATTAATTTCTAAAGATGTTGGAATACCATTGCCATCTGTAATAACTTGATGTGTATAAGATACTTGATAACCATCACAACCACTATCACAACAATTATTTTGTATATCTGTTACAGCTTGATATAAATCACATAATACAATCCACTGATTTTGATTTATCTCAGCTAGTGTACTTGGATTTGCTTGCCATCCTGTAATATTTCCATAATTACCAGCAGAACCTGATAATGTTGGACTTGCAGCAGTTAGACATTGAGAAACAATTGCTGCATTTATTTGAGTAACTGTACCAATGACATTTCTTAATTCACAAAACTGAGTCTCAAGAGCTAAAACTAATGTAGATATAGCAACTGTCTGCCCTTGACCTTGGTTATCTAAAAATAAACATGATGAGGTTACATCAAAATCTGATGGTCCGCTTGGTGTACATGGTAATACACAATTTTCTAAAACAACTATTCTTTGCTCTAAATTAATTAGATCTTGATTAAGCGTTGTAATATCAGTTATTATACTACATATTGTGTTACCTACTAATGTAGCCCAATCTACTAATGGTAGCTCTGTTACTATATTTCCAAGTTGATCTGAATACTGTAAGCATGTTGGAAGTGTTATATCTGGTAAATCACCACCTTTATTATTTTGATCACATATATAATCAATGATTGCCTGTAAAGTTCCTACAAGTTCTAAATTTAATGGTTGATCTGGTAATACACATTTTAAATCTAAACCTTCAAGATTAGGGTCACAATCACATGCTGCATCTAGAAGTTCACATAATTTTTCTGCTAACTTTGCAACAACATCACTTATTGTATCACCATTACAAAGATCTATACAAGCTATATCTGGTCCTTGCCATATAACACAGTTAGATGAGATTGATGAACAAGGTGATGTATTTCCACTTACAGGTATCATATAAAAATTTTTATCTATTTAATTTCATTATGTATACATTTATAATATACAATTTTTTTAATTAACTATCAAGTAGTTGTATCATTACATACTACTTTAGCATTTACATCTTCTGTGTGAGTTAACTCTTCACTTTTTAAATCCTGCCAGTCACACAAATATTTTTTTATTGTTACAGATTGAGTATCTTGATAACAGCATTTTGAAATACCAAATCTATCTGATTTAAAATCTTTATATATTGCATCTGCAAATGCAGTTTCAATTTTAATCTTATTTACTAAATCATTTGCCATTACTAATATTATTCACTGCTCTATTAATAGTTTTTGTTAGACTGCTAACATTATTAGTATTACTTTTATTATAACTACTTAAACATGTTTTACATACTGTTTTTCCATCTGCTGCTTTTGCTTTTTGGCAACCACATGTAAAACGTTTATTACAATGTACACAATTCATAATTTTGGTTTTTAATTAACATCCTTTTGTTCTGCATGTTAATTTACGTAATTTTTTTAAAGCATAGTCATATAACTCCATTCCTTTTGATGGAGAAGTACAATATTCTACATGTGCAACAGCAGCATCTATCAGTGTTCTAATAAAATGCATTTCATCTATAAGATCTTTTTTATCAACATCTGGTTCACAAGGATGGATATCTATATGACATAATACTTCATGATATTCACACATTATATTACATATTCTTAAAGTATTATATTCAACATATACTTTATCATTAGGAGAAACACTATATTTAACAATATATACTCCGTCTGGAATACTTACCATTTCTGTACCACACTGTGATGTTTGAACATTTAAATCACATGCATTTAAATTTAAATCAAAATTTGGTGTTGGCTCAATCAAAACTGGAGCATTAAAACCAGGTACTGTAATTAGCAATTCTGGACAATCTATAGGTATCAAGGAAGAATACTTACTTGTATCTTTAATTGATAAGATTGTACAATTTGCTACTTTAGGAATTTCTAGACTAAGAATATGTTTATCAGCCATTATACTTTAATTATATAAATATTTGATGTAATCAGTTATATTACAAATATAATATACAAAAAAAAAGGTTTATAAAAAAGAAAAGGTGGAAATTATCCACCTTTCTTATAATTATATGTAAGTATAATAATTAAATGTTACTTCGCACCTTCACAAATACCAAGTGCTTGGTTATAGATAACTGGATTACCAACTTCTTCACATCGATTGCTAATTGTAGAAAACAACTCCTCCATTGCTTGTTCACCTTGTTCATCTCCACATTTTACAAAGAATTGATATACATACTGATCATTGTCAAATACACCAGTTGGATTATTATATCTTGGAACAGTATGTTGTAGTCTATATACATTATATAAAGCATCTCTATCAACTACACCAACAATATCATCACTAAGTTCAATTTCACGGATTCTAGCAGAATCTTTGTTTCCTTGATTGTAAGGATTTTGCATATATGATTCAGTTAATAATAAAGCTCTAAGAACTGTTTCACCTGAAGTAGTAGCCATTCTACCTGGAGTAGATGTAGCAACACCACAATCATTACATGGATCACCAGTTTCATCTAATACAGAAAGAACAATACTTACAGGTTCTTTTTCATAATGATCTCTAGTATCAAAAGAACAGTTACCAAATTTAGTATCAACATAAGCACCTTCAACAGTAAGCTGAGCTGTAACTTCAGCACCAACTGCTGTAGGATCAGTAGAAGGAGTATAAGTACCATCTAATATTTGTGCAATAGTATATGTTACGGTAACACCACCAGTTGTAACATCAATACCACCAGCAACAGGTTCTTTAATAAATGGAGAAATAAGAGGATCATTAATAACCATATCCGCAGCTTTTGCTAAAGCAACAGCGGGATCAAGATATTCTTGATCATCAACACAACAAAGTCCAGGAACATTTCCTTGACTAGCATCTCCAGAACTATCACCAATTGAATATGCATTGTGATTTAAGAATCTTAATGCAGGAGAACCTTTAACATCAACTCTTAAAAATAAATTTTCTCCACATGGAGCACAATCAGATCCAACACTAATTGTTGCAGAAGGTAAAGCACCTTCATCACATTGAACTCTATCTATACTGTGAATAAATTTTGCATTAATTCCTTTAGTTTTAACAGATTCAGCATAACCACCGTGACCAGGGTTATTACCAATTTTATCTTTTTTATTTCCAAGTGAATCAACATGAAAAGATCCTACTGCAATAGTCCAAGGCATAGAATCTGTTTGAGAACCGAACTGCCATCTGTTGTTAAATAAACCAATTTGTCCAGCTGTAAGTTCATTTGTACTTTGTGGTTCGCCACCACTAGTGACTAAAAAGCTTTTACAAAAAGCATGATTAAAATAAGCCATAATTTTAAGTTTTAATAAATAAATAAATAAATTGTATTATTTCTAATACAATAATAATATACACTTTTTTTTTAAAATAACAAAGTAAATAAATAATTAATTTGATCTTTCAGCATCTTGTTCAGAAACTTGCATTTGATTATAATTATCATAATCTCCTGCAAGTATACTAGCAGTCTCATCAATTATTAATTCTACAACATCATCTTTAAATTCAGATTCAACATCTGCTGCTGCAACAATACCAGTGTATGGGTTAGTTATTCCAGCAAATTCTATATATCTAGGTCTTTTGTAATAAGTAAGTATTGGCTTTACTATATTAAAACTAGTATCCCTATATATTCTAATTTTATTATCTAAAATTGTACAAAAAGTTTCACCCCAATCAAAATCAGGTTTCTTTAATGGATCTCTTAATATAAGATTCACATTTGCTTCTTCAGCAAGATAAACAGTCATTGTTCTAGGATCAGGACAACATTCATCTTTTGCTTTGGTTGTAACTCTTTTAAATTCAAGATATTCATCAACAGGAAAATTATCTGTTTCAAAATATGTATCTGTTTCAAAACCTGTGAGTAACATTTCTCTAAGAAGTACTTGCATATCATCAATTCTTCTTTTTGAAAATTCATCACCTTCTTTATAAATATTACCACCGTGCAATTGTCTTCTTGACCATTCAACTTGAGCTTTATTAAAAGCTTCAATTATCTGCCAAGTCTCAATGTTATCATAGTCATTACTTGCTAACTTATTTAACCTTTGTTTTACTTTTAATTGTACAGTTTCGTTATTCATAATTTATGTCCAATAAGGTGCCACTTTACTTTCTAATGAATCATATATATCTTGATTCTCAGGATTTTTAAAATATACTAATACTTCTGATGGAGTTTTACCTAATTTTACAGCACTATCTAAAGTTTCAATCCAACCATTAGATTTTGTAGTTATAAATCTATAAAATAAAGCATCTTTGATTACAGCTTTTATTTTAAGCTCTTTCATGGATAATTTACAAGCATCAATAAATAAACTTGCAGCTCTCTTTTTATTTGACTCAACACCATCACCGTTAATAAATTCATCCATATTCTCATATATAATATCTTTGGATGTTGATTGTGTATATTGAGTGCTATTACCATCAACAACTTTAGCTACATATAATAACTTACTTGAGTCTTTATCATAAAGTTTTTCTAATTCTGATAAAGCTTTATTTCTAAGTTTTTTATGTTCAGTTCTTGTTTGAACAGTTTCTTCTAATAAATCTAAATAAAACTTTTGTGGGTTTGGACTCTTTTGTAATTCTTTATATGATTTAGCTACTATTGAAAATCCACCAGCTTTTATAGCATGAAGTTTAATTAAATCATAAGGATCTGTAGCTGGATCAAGAAATACTGGCTCATTACCACATCTTATACTTATTCTAGACCAGAACTTATCATTATCAGGTTTTAATAATGAAACTTTATTCCAAAAGTCTTTATCTTCTGGATCAATTACATTAGATGCTAATTCTGCTTCTAACTGAGCAACTGACTTTCTAATTTCTTTTATTTTAATTTCTCTTTCGCCTGGAGGTAATTTTTTTACATCCGGTGCAAATTCATTTAATCCTGTAACATATCTTTTAACACCGTTCATTTCTAAACATGCTAAATTTTCTTCATGCCACACTCCATCATGAAGTGCCATTCCATAATTTTCTAATCCCATATTTTGTTTGTCTGGATTAAAATATGGACGTATAGCTATAGTAGTATCTTTGCTCTGCTGATACTTTTCTACAATTGTGTAATCTTCCATTTTATTTTTGGTTTTAAATTATTAACTTAACTCAAAAGTACATAATTATGTACAATTATTATAATTAATATTTCTATTGCCGGCATTATACCGGCAATGGTTATTTGAGTTTTAGTCTACTAACTTCCAGCTTATGGATCATAAAAACTTTATTCACCATATTTTTTTGCTAGTTCACAATCAATTAAATATAATTGTAAATCTCCAAGTGTACTACCTGGTGAAACGTTAGCTCCATTAATCCAAGTTTCTGCTACCTGTAACATACATTCTTTTAATTCTGTCATCTTACTCTCTGTTAGTGCTTTTTCATCTTTAAGTGAATCAACAGCTGCAGTATTATCCGTAATTGCATTATTTAGAGCCTCAAGTTGATTTTCTAAATCATCAAGTGATTCCTGAATATCTGCAATACTAGCATTATAAGCATCTACTTGTTCTTGTAAATCTGCAATTTGTGTTTCAATAGCTTCAATTTCAGCTAAAAGCTTAGCAATAGCCTGGTTTGCATTATTTATCTCTTCTACAAAATCTTGACATTCTGCGCTATAAGGTTCAATACAACCTGCTAACTCAAAATCAGCTAAAGCTTTATCTCTTGCTTCAGTTGCGGCTTCTAACTCTAATTTTTTTGACGTAAGTTCAGTTTGTAAGGTCAGAATTCCATCATTCGCCTTGTCTCTATCTTCTTCAATAATCTTTCGTTGAAATACTAATTCATCTACTTCTTTTTCAATATCTTTAAATTTTTTATTAAGAAGTTCAATAGATTCATTAGCATTACTAATAGCATCATCAAGAATTAATATAGATTGACCATAAGATCCATATAGATAACCGTTTTCTTCAATTGTAAAAACTTTAGGTAATCTCCAATATCCAGATGGATCTGTACTTCCTGGTTCACAACCCAAATTAGATCCTGGTTGAATAGAAACCAATGTTGAAGAACAATCTGTTTCTCCTTCAGGTGGACACGGCATAGCTACCAATGGTTGATAACTATCTCCTACACCTAAACCTGCAGCTACAGCATCTGCTAAACAACTAAAAGCTGGTAAGCTCCACTGACCTTTTTCTACACCTTGAACATTTTGAATTCTAGCTAGACTAGCACCCGCTCCTACATTTATTTTAGGATCTATACTATTTTTATTTTTCATTTTTTTAGGTTTACTAGTTAATAAAAAGGGGAGAGTTTAACCTCCCCCTATAAGAATCCTTAGAATGATCCTCCAGTAACTGGATTTCTCATTACTATCTTCAACACTTTAGTTGGATCTTTAACCCATACAGCCGGCATGGTTTGAGTCATATATACTCTATATCCATTAAACTGTCCTGTAGAAGCAAAACCTTGAGTTCTTCCCATATAGTCCATAGTACCATTTTGGTAGAACCACTTAAGTTGATTATCCCAAGATAACTTTAATAAGAAAATATTATCATTTCCTTCATCAGTTACATCAAAAATAATAAAGCTAAATGAGCTTAATGGTCTTCCATCAATTAATGGATTCTCAATATCATTTGTATGTAAGTTATCAAAAGCTGGGTTAAGTACAAACTTAACATTAGCTAAGAAAGGAATAGTAAAGCTAGTATAAGCAAAACCAAAGTCTAAATCCATTCCTGATCCAGTAACTGCACCAATATCAGATGCATTTTGAGTTAAACCTGAACCATATACTTCATTAGCAATAGCCTTGTTAATTAACTGCATACCACCAATACCTGTTTGAACAACAAGTTTTCTTTGTGGATCTGGACCTTTAAATTCAACCTTACCTTGATAAAAGTTATAAAGCTCAGACTTGAACATATCAAGAGAGAAAGATGATTTGTTATAAACTCTCTTAAATGAGTTATCTAACTGTGACCATAAACCAACAGATAATCTGATATCATCTGGACCATCTTGTTTAATTCTACCACCTTTACCCCACATTAGGTAAGTTTCAATATCATTTGCAATTTTAGATAAATGCGCAGCTTCCATATTTGTTAAGAAAGTACGTGTAAGAGTACCACTTTCAAAAGCGTCTCTAGCACCTGCTTTACCCATACTTTGTACTAAATCTTCAATAGAAGATACAGATGGATTATTTGGATCTTGATTAAAGTTTCTCCAAATTTCAGTTACAGGAACTGTACCATCAGCATTCATTCCACCTTTGATCATTAAATCAGCTCTTGAAGAGATTGAATAATGTACGTGAGCTTCAGCACCACCAACATAGTTATAGAATTCTCTGAATCCAGAACCTGTTTCAATGTCACTAAATCTTTCACCATACTCACCTCTAGCAGAACCTTTTCTAAAGTACTTTGTACCTTCTTTTAGATACAATTGAGGATTAAGTGAAGCACCACTATCATTATTTACAAGTTGTACAGTATAGATGAATCCATCTCCCGCTTGAATAATATCATCAGCAGTAATGTATAATTCTAAACCATTATACTTGTCATAAGTGATAATGTCACCATGACCAAATGCACGTTTTGATAATTTAATTTTAAAAGTTGTTCCATCTACACCTGGTTCAGCTGTACCTGAGATGTCACAAACTATAAAAGGTAGATCTTGTGCAACGGGAGTTTGCCATTTATACTCACCTCTTGCGTTATCTACTAAAATTGTATTCTTTCCACCAAAGGATGCCATTTGATATAAAGGCATTTCAACTTTTTGAGTCATAGCCCATAAATCAACAGGTCCCATATCCATAGGCTCACTAGAACCTAGCATATTTGTCAAGTGATAAGAATCAATGTGAGAACTAGCTTTATAAGCTGTATCTCTTAGGAATATTCCATTATTTAAAACTGGAGTTGCCATAATTGATTGTTTTTAGTTATTAATTGTTTATTTGTTTATATTTAATTGTTAATTAAATTCGTTTAAATATGTTTGTAGCACGTGGTATCTTTCTCTTGCTGCTTCTCTTTTCATTCTCTTGTTGTTGAACACCTAAAGAATTTCCACCACTATTTGCTTGTTCAGTTTTTAATTTACGTACTGTTTTTTCAACAGCAGACTGAGCACCTTTTTCCATTATCTTATTTTTATATCCATCAGGATCAGATAATAACCATAATGCTTCAGATATTAAAGTATAATTAGGCTCAACAAATTGATACTTTTCAAGTAAGTGTCCTAATAAGTTTGTATTTTTTCCACTTACAGAAGGATATGCAGGTTGAACTAACCCATTATATAACATTGACTGTGTCTTCTTATCAAGTTTTATTTCACCTAATGTTCCTTCTTTTAATGTTTCATATACACTATGCATGTATTGCTTTGAAGCATTTTCTTGTTGTGCTTTTCTCATTTCTTGCTCTTGCAATTTTTGAGCTACAACTTTTTCTTGCATTTTATCTAATTTAGGTTTAAACTTAGAAGCTTGTTTTTCTAATGTTCCTAAATCAGCCCATACTTCAATTTCTTCTTGTATTTCTTCTGCAGTACCAAAGCCAGTTGCTTTTAAATACTCAGTAATAATTTTTACTTGATCTCTTTCTTTTTTAACATCCAGAGTTCTGCTTTCTTCTACATTAGCTAATGTTTGAAATAAACCTTTTAAATCTTTACCTCCATCAGCAACATATCTAGCTGCTACTTGAAGTTCAACAGGTAAGCTATCAAAAAATTGTTTTGGTGTTTCACTTCTAACTTGATTAGCTCTTTCTTCTAAATTTGCTTCAATTAGTTCTTCAAAATCTTTTGCGCTATAATCTTCTAAAGATTTATCATCATCAAATGGTATAATCTTTTCACTTTTAATAAGCTTTGCAAATACATCAGACATTCCTGAAATAGGCTTTCTACCTCTTTTTTCAGTAGGTTCTGGATCTTCTTCATTTAGAGAAGCAAAAACTTCTTCAGCTTTTTCTTTTTTATCTTCTTTTGGTTCTTCTGTAGTTTCTGCAGCTGGTTCTTCAGACTGTGATTCTTGAACCTCTTCTACCTTTTCATCTAAATCAGTAGGTTCTGTAAAAGAGAAATCAGCTCCACCTTTATTTGAAAATATATTTGGTTTTGCATCTGATTCTTCTGGTAGAGTTACACTACCTGCATCAGCTCCAAATATATCATCAATATCAATATTTACTGTTTCTACTTTTGTGTCCATAGTTTGATTGTCAGTACTCATAATTGTTGTTGGTTTTATAGTTTAACAATGTTTACATATACAATATAAAAAATCTTTTTTAAATTAAACTTATTTTATTTTAAATAAAAAATCTTTTTGTGCAGTATATAGCTATAATGTAAATTGGTTTTTATTTATCATCTTTTTTGCCAGGTTTCACGTCATATTTATTTTTATTTTCCCTAGCTATTTGTAGATTTTTTTCAGCTACATCTCTTTGTGCAGCAATTTTTTCTCTATCAACTTGCATTTTGTCTCTATCTAGTGTTGATTTCATAGCAAATTGATCTCTTTTCATATTCATTTGTTCTTGATATTGAGATGATTGCTGTATTTTTTCTAAACTATCTACATAATCAGATTGCAAATTTTGATTAATATCTTGCATAGCCCCATAACCAGCAGCTCTAATTTCTGCAACAGTAATATCTTTTTGTCTTTCTTTATCATTTTCTTGCTGCTCAAACTGAAGTTTCATTTGTTCTTCTTGTTGTTTAGCTTGTAATTGCTCTTGCTGCATTTGTTGTTGCTGTTGCATTTCTTGCTGTCTTTGTGCAAGTTGCTTAGTTTCAGCATCTTTAAGTATATCAGAAACCTCAGCAATAGATTCTGCTTTTATTATATTACCAAGATCATATATACTAGCTCCAGTAGTATTATTAGTTAGAGCCATTTGTTTTAATTGATCTAATATTGCTCTATGATTTGTACGTGTTGTAGCAAATACATTAAAGTCTCTAAGTAATAGATCAGTACCATTTATAGTAAAGTTTACTTTTTCAGCTTCAGATGATATATATTGTAATCTTAAACTTGGATTTGAGCTATAATAAAATTGAGCTAGATCTGTTCTCATTTGATGTACTCTTGGCATTAAGTTATCAGAGTGTTGTGTAAAATATGTTTCTGTTTGCGCATATGATTGATTTAAAGCTTGTGTAACACCTGTAGCAGTTTGTTGAGAAACAGGAGCGCCAAGTCTTTGAGGATTTACACCAATTGAATCAAATGCCTGTTGTTTAAAATAGTTTGCTAATTGAATTCTTGACATTAATCTACCCGTTTGCTCCATATTAAGAGTTTGGTAATGATTGAAGTTTGTTGCATTTTCCGTATTAGTGATAGAAGTATCTAAAGGTAACATCTGAAAATCTTTCATTGCTACATATGCCTTAGCATAATTATTTTTACCCCAATCTTCACCCATAGAATGTCTTGGTAATGCATTCTGATCAAACATAATCACTGTACCAAGTTCATCTACTAATATATCCGCAATTTGATTATTTACCATATTATATCCTACCTGATATGCCTTCATAAGATCTACTAAAGAAGTTGATCTTGTGTTTCTATCTGAGAATACTCTTCCTTCTACAGGAAGTTTACACCCATAAAGTGTATTATTACCTTTAAACTGGAAAGGAACTCTTCCAGGTTTAGTTCTATTTATACCTACATATATAGGATTTATATTTTCACCTATATTAGATCTCCAGAAAGCAGGTAAGTTTGGACCTATTTTTACACCACCCCATACTTCATTAATCCATATCCATTCTACATGCTCACCTTGTAATAAGTTTTCTTTCTTTTTATTTTTAAATATTGAAGTATCATATAAAGGCTTTTCTGTTATTTTATATGTTTCATCAATAATCTCTTGTATAATCTCTCCATCTTCTTTTATTCTTGTAAGGTGACCAACTTTTCTTTGAGTCTTCCAATAAACAGTGGTAACTCTCATAAGTTCTCCTTCACCCCAAGTTTGTACATCTTCTCCTTGATCTAAGATCATACTTAAAATATCACCACCTTTTGCTGGATCATTAGACCAATTACTTACATATTGTCTATATCCAAGACCAGGCATGTTAGTGTTCCATTCATGAGATCTTGAAGGATCATAATATGCACCATCATTTTGATATCCATTTACTTGGTACATTGCAGAACGTGCTGGATAAATCTCTTGTAATGAATGAAGTTGTTTTTCAGTCATAAGATACCCATATTTGTCAATAACGTCTGCTACAGTCATTAAATCAACTTTACCAGCATAATTACCATCAGCTATATATCTTACATCCGGTGACTTTTGGTAGAAAGTAAGAACAGGATTCCATAACTCAACATCATAATCATCCTCTAACATTTTAAAGTGCCAAAACTCTCTATCTGTAATAAGCATATCACGGAAAGCTCTTTCCTCAAGTTCATGCATTTTGAATCTTTCTTCATCAACATTTAGCTGATGACTAGCCCATTCTTCAACTAAACTTCTATAATCTTTAGAAAAGAAGTCTTCAATTTCTGGTAATGATTTTAAATTTTGTGGAGAAAGTTCTTGTTGTGCTTCTTCTGAATCTAAAGATACGCCCATTTGTAACATTTTTGCAACAAGTTTTGCAGAAGCATCAGCTAATAAATTTTCTTCAACAAGCATTCTTTTTTGTTCAAGCATTTCATTGTATGATAAATCATCTACTGCTCTAAATTGAACCTTTGTAAATCTTTTAGAAAACTCACCACATAATACATTTATAACATTTGGAATAATTGGATAAAATTTTAACTCTAATGCTGAATCATCTTCTTTAGTTAAAACATCAATAAGATTACCCATCTCATTATCATCCTCAACTATGTAATCTGTCTTATCTATAATACCCTTTGCTAATTTATAGTTCTTAAGTAATTTTCTTGCATTATGTCTTAAAAACTCTAATCCTTGAAGTTCTAGCCAATCAATATTCCAAGCAGCCCAATCATCATCTTTTTTCTTACTAGGTAAAAACTGAATTGGTTGAGTCAAACTTGAAGAAGTAGGGTATCCTTCTCCCTTTGCTCCCGCTTTTAATTGCATTGCATTTAATACTTTCATAATTGTTCAATTGGGTATGTAGTAGAATATATACCCATATCATCTGAGTATATGTAATTTATATTCTCTATATAATGTGTACAAGTTAGTGTATATTCAATCATCATCTTAAATTTTTAAAGCCTGATCTTTTAACTTTTTTAAGTGTACTTTTATTACGTCCAATGTTTTTAAATGGACTATATTTTAATTTATACAAATTTTGTGAATTTTCCAAAGAAAAATGCGTATCTGACTCTTTTCTTTTGTTATATCCTCTATTTGCTTGCTGAATCTTAGCAAAAGCCACTAATGCTGAAAAAGCTACTAGTCTATCCACATTGACTCCCGGTTGATAAGCAATCATCTCTTTCAGTAACATTTGATCAGGTATTCTTGATATTCCTAAAATTTTATTTTTTACTTCTCCATCTTCATCTAATTCATCATCTAATTCTTCACGTAAAAATTCTATTGCGTAAGATACTAAATGATTTTTAAATAATGTACCAGTATTTTTCCAACCGTATTCTTGATAAACATTTGAGTTAGAACCCAAATCTTTTAAAAACACCATTTGTTGTTTTGGTACTAAATATTTCTGTTTCTTTTTTGATATCATGTAGTTTATAAAATGAGATATATTGTTCTCAACTACAGTCCATGCATTATACCATTCTATAATTTTTTCTAGTTGTTCATGTGTTTTATTTATATCATCATATCTTCCGCACCATGCTGCAACTATTTTATCTCTTTCTATAAAATGCTCTAAACCTGCAGATGTTTCTCTTGTAACTTCAACAGGATTTTTGTAAACAAATATACTACACAATGAATCAGATGTAGTTGTTTTACCTTCTGATACAGGGTCAATTGATGCATAGTACATACCAAATCCAGGATCTTTGACAGGTCTTTCCCATACAACTAAACATCCACTTTTATCATGCATTTTTTTATCTACTGGAAATTTAGATATAGGAAGTTTTTTGCTTTTTCTTGCTATTATACCTTTTTCATCTTTTTCAAGTTCAATATGTTCATATAAATATTCTTTTTCTTCAATTCTCTTTAATTGACGAGATATAATAGCTTGAGGAAATATTGATTCCTTTCTATATGCAAATGCTTCTGCTATGTTTGTTGGTTTCTGTGATATTCTTAATTGATACTGTTCAGGAGTCAATTCATTCTTCCACTTTTCTCTTTCTTCTTTTATAGCTGTAAGGGCATCATCTATCTTTGAGTTACCATAATCATCAATGTAAGGAGGCATAGACCATTGTTCTGGAATAAATAATCCAGCTAATCCTATAGTACCGTCAGCATCCATTAAATCTGTTTCTACAGCATATATATCATTACTTGTAGGATTCAATATCATTTCTTTTAAAGGGTTACATTGATCCAAATCACCAACAGAGCCTGCAGCAATAAATACACCTGTTGTCATCATGCCAGAACTCATTGCTGGTCTTAAGTATTCATATGTATCCATCATTTTAGGAGCAATACCAGCCTCTTCATGAAAAAAGAATGTAGTTGGTCCACCAACACCTGTAGTTGCATTTTTTTCAAATGATGCTCCTTGTATTTTTGATTTTAGACCTCTATTTGTTTTTCTATTACCAACTCTTACTTCTATCTGCTGTTGCCATAATAAAACTTTTTCAGGGTTACTTGGTCTATACCAAGCAGTATGCTCATTAAGAAAGTCTTTATATTCATTTAAAAATTTCCAAGAACCTTTATCATTTATATAGTCTTTAAGTGATGCACCTATTTTACAAACGCTACCTTCTTCAAACCAATACTGATTTATAAGCTTTGCCATATGAAAATATGATGACGCAATCTGTCTTTTCTTTAATATAGCACAATGTTTATTATTTAGCTCTGCTAACAATTCATATATTGCCATATGATATTGAGCATCTCTTACTTTTGCAAAACCATATTTTTTTTCTTCTTTATCATATATTGGTAAAAAATTTAACCACATATAATAATCACGTGTCAAATACCAGATGTCTTCTTTTGTTCTATATATAACACCCTCTCTACATTTTTGTTTTTCAGCATTCCAATAAGTTAAAAAATCTTTTGATTTGAAAGGGCTAGAGCAATAGAATCCTTCTTTATTAAATGTTCTTGCCTCTTTATTAAACTCAAAAGCAATTTCATTAAAATTATATTTACCCGGTTCTTTAAATATAGACTTTAAAAATTCAGAAAATGATTCATCATCTTTAAACTTAGTTTCTTCCCACTTACCATTATTATATGTTGGTACTTCTCTTATCATTTAAATTATCACTCATCAGATATAATAGCAAAAATCATATCATTTGATATCAAAAAATGTTCTTCTTCATTATGTCTCATAGGTATTAGTCTTGCATCTTCTGAATACTTAACTGTATCACCTACATTTATAAACTTAACATTCTCACCAACTGCTATAACATCAGCAACATATTCTTTTTTTGTTGAGGTTTTAACAATTTTTGTACCTGGAAAAAACTCACTTGGTTTTTTTTCTTTTATTAGCAGTCTGCTTCCTATTGGTTTTACTTTCATTTTTTTTATTTTTTAGACTTTCTAAATCATCCCAATAAATAAATATAAAATCATTAGATGATTGTTTCATTTTTTTATTATTTTATTAAATCTATGTGGTTCTTTATTCCAAGTCACATTTAAAAATATTTGCTCATCAGGTTTTTGATAAGCACTATTTGTTATAAAAACAGCACCTGGTTTCATATGCTCTATAACAAAATCAGGAAATTTTTCATCAAATAAACATGAATTAGAAAATATGTAATCAGCTCTTTTAATATAATCTGTGTGTTTATATATATCATAATTAGCATATTCTAAAATTGCTGGAACATGACCTTGTCTATGAGCATATGCATGTACAATTCTACATGCATCATATCTTTTTTTATCTTTTTCTATTCCCACTGATCTTATTCCAACTGCATCTCTTACTATTCTTGATATATATCCATAACCAGATCCTATATCTAAAAAACTTTTAGCTTGGTGAGTTCTAATATCACCTATAAGATCTAAAATACCTTGAAACGTAAGTTCACCATACCCTCTTGATTTATCCCAGGTTTTTCTATTTTGCGTTTTCATCTCCACTTTGATTTTCTTCAGAACTTTTGAAGTATTTATTAATTGTTTCTAATTTATCATCAGCATCAGATAATAAAGACAAAGCTTTTTCTGCATCACCAATAAGATCATCAAAACTATGATCTCCTACACCAACAGCATTTGTAGTTAATAATTCTAATGTTAATAATGCTTTTTCTTTATCTGCATGAGCTTTTGCTGCTAATGCGCTTGCTAATCTTGTTCCTATAGCCATTTTAATTTAATTTAATTGTTTATAATTGATCATAAGCAAGTCCTTGTCCACCACGGACAGAACTTTCTTGTTCTTGTTTCATATCACTAAATGCGCCTTTGTATGAGTTTCTAATCTGCTCAAACTTTGCAGCAGCATTTACTAATGAGTTAATATTTCCATCTCTACCATGCTCAATTTGAGTATGCTCCATATATGTTGCTAATCTATCAAGCATTGATTTAATACCTTTATATGCTCTATATGTAGGGGTTTCATATAGCTTTTTACACATGGTAAGACCCATCTGTATTTTACCATCTTCAGTTGATTCCTCTAAACCTATTTCATTTATTATAATATCCTCTTTCTCATGTTCTGGTAAATTAAAAAAAGGATTCAAATCTGGATTCGGACAAGTCATATAAAATAAATAACAATAGATTTGTAAGTGCGTATCAGGATATTCATCCATAATTTCTTTTAAAAAATTTAATGTATAGCAATGCTCAGTAGGAATTACTTTTCCGTTCTGTATATCAAATAATCTTGTTATCATACATTTCTACTTTTAAACCAACTGATAAGAGAATTAACTTCATCACTTAAATATGGTAATTTATATATTTTAATTTCATCTATTACTGGCTCACCATCTACATGTTCATTTATTGGATAACCATTTTCATCTTCACCTACTTGTACAAATTTAACATGCTGTATTTTTAATTCACCAATTTTTAATTTAGGATTATGCTTCTTTATAATATACGCATATATACTTAATTGTAAATTATAATGATTTAAATTACAGTCATCTAAATGATTTACTGGATTAAACATTTTTGATGTAATACCTTCCCAGTTTTTAAAACCTTTTTCTTTAATCTGCTTATTTGTTTTATAATCAGTAATATTAATTGTACCATTTATTATTTCAACTAAATCTGCTTGACCACATAACCCAACTGATTTTAAATATACCAGGTGTTCTGGATATAACCCTTCATCTAATTTTTGTTTTGGTGCTATTTTAATACCATTTTGATCTATTATTGGTTTTATAATAGCTAAATCTACACCATTACGTTGTATTGTTGTACAATCTAATATATCTTTTTCTCTTTGTAAATGATACCAGTTACCCAAAGTAATAGCTCTTTCTGTTTCATTATCCCATGCTTTTAAAATGTCTTTTTCAGACATATTGTACCACTTTGATTTTTTATTCTTAGATGATTTTTTTGCCTGCTGTTTTGCATTGAACTTTGGTTTGAACATGCTTATAAATGATGTAACGCTTGTCCAGTTTATTGAATCATTCTCAATACTTTCATAAATATGACCATCTTCTTTAAATAATATTGACATCTCTTAAAAATTTTCTTATATGATAACCAAACTCCTGATTGTTTGGGTAGGTTTCATGTAAAGATTTTACATGAATTAACATTCTTTTTTCTTGATATGTTACAATTTTAGTTCCCTTTTTTGTAACCATACCAGTTAGTTCTTCTTTTTCAGGATTAGTATAACCAAAATCCTTACTTTGTCTGTATTCATCAAGTGTTCTCTTCTTTGCCATTTTCCATTAGTTGTTCATTTAATAAATCTTCTTCTTCTTCAGTTAATAATGCAGGCCATTTACCTTGAGGACATTCTGATGAAAGAGATCTAGTTTTTAGACTTAAACTACATCCACAATCAGAGCAACATGGTTGTGTTCCTGGAACTAAACATTTTGATCCTTTGGTGTCTAAATGATTACAAGTATTACATACTTCCATCCTTAGATTTGCTTCTGCTTCAATATGCTCTTGTTTAAAGATTCTGTTTTTAAAACCTTCTAATATTTGTTTACTAGACTTAAGTGCTCTTAAATATTTATTCATTTCTTATTAGCTTTAAATTTTTTCTTTTCTTCTAGTAATTTATTACACATATCTAACATATTTTCCATCTTATCAATTTTGTCTTGTATAGTAAGATGTTTTTCATAACCATTAATTGTATTTTTAGTTATGTTTCCTAAATAACTTTTATTCTTTTTTATATTTTTTTCAAGTCTTACTTTTCTAATTGTAAATGTTCCTAGTCCAGTTATATTAATATTAGGATGCGTAAGATCAGATAAATTTTTTCTAACTTTTCCATAATAAAAAGTTACAAGATCATCTACAACATTTTCATGAACACCCACTTCATCAGCTATTCCTTCTTTAAATATTTTATAACTTTTAGGATTCACTTCCTAATATTTTAAAATCAAGTAATACAACACCATCAGTCTGAATATTTATCTCATCATTTATCTTAATTGTTTTTTTATTCTTACCTGATTTAATAACCAACTGTTTTCTTTCTGCTTTATTTATAGCATTACGTGCAGATTGACAACTTTTAAATATGCTTTTTTCAGTTGCTAATTCACAAAATTTTGTTATTTCAATATTATCATTTTTAGCAAGTTCTGATAAACATTTAAGATCGGAAGTACTAATCTGTATATCATTGAAAAAACAATAAGTTAATATTTGATACTGTATAGTATTATCAATAGTTGATTTAATTCTTTTATCTACTTTTTTTACTAGTGTCATAAGCTTAATATTACTTCTACTAATCTTGGATCTGGATATACATCCATTTTATCTTTTCTTACATTAGTATGTGATAATAATCCTTTTACTTTTCCATAATAAGCATCTTCATGAAACTCAAAAGCTTTTGTAGGACCATATTTTTTAATCCATTGTTGAAGTCCCAGCCTTACATCAATATTGTCTCTTTCAGCAACATATTCAATTAATTTTTTTGTTTCTTCTATTTGTTTATCAGAATATTTATGCCAATGTTTTTTCTTTTTAAAAGCTTGATCTAATGTTATAACTTGTGACTCATGAGCTTTTCTTTTTACGTAGCTTTTATATTCATCATCCAAATAACCTATTGAACATATCTCTAATCCAACAGAATGTTTTACCATATGACCTGAACCTGTTTTACCTAAATGCCAACCATATCCTGTCTCAGGAAAAGCTTGAACCATAACCCCGTCATGCTCATCATCTCCTGTTCTATAGTTTTGCCCACCTAAAACAAATTCAGTTGAAACACGTCCTCTTGAATCTCTACCCCAATGATCAATACATCTAAATGGATTATCACCACCTGCTGTATGATGTAAGAAAAAGTATTCATTTTTACCATACTTTCTACTAACATACTCACCTTTTGGTAAGTAATATTTATGTATTGTTTGATCAAATCTTGTTGTAAAGTATTGTTCATTTGAGTCTGTTGATTCATCTGCTGCTTCTAATACAACAGCTGCCCCCATCAAACTTGCCCATGTTTCAGCCCCTACAAGTCCATCAGGCTTTAAGTTTTTTAACAATTGAAATCTAATAACAGCTTTTTTGGTTTTAGGACCAAAATCACCATCTACGGTAATACCTAATTTCCTTTGTAAGTCTTTTACTCTATTACCACTTGAACCTTGTTTAAGTAATTCCATTATTTGATGCATTTATTTTCTTTTTAATGTTCTACCTGGACTTTCCATAGCAGCTTCAAAATCTTGACTAGCATCTGATGATTCTTGTTGATCTTCAGGAGATGCGTATGCTTGCGCTAAAAATGCTTGTGCTTGCAATCTCTCTGCTCTTAATTTTTCAATATCAGTTAAAAGTTGTTCATATTCTAGCTGAACTTTGAGATGTTTGATATTTTCTTTATAGAAATTTGTTACCTCAACTCTACGCTTAATGATTTCTTCTTTAGATAATTTATCATTACTTGTTTCATTTGAAACTGGCGCTTCTTTTACTTTAGTCATATTTTTTGGTTTTAATTAATACTTAAGCTAATTTAATAAAAAAAGTTTAAACACTCAAGGTTTATTTTTATTTTGTTGTGTTTGATAAATCATCATTTATAGAATTTAAACAATGATCTTTGTCAATAAAGTCTAGTATGACTCTAATTACTTTTCCAGTATGTGTGAGTGTATTTGATCTTTGGTTTTTACCCATTACAGAAGATATGGTTTCTTGTCTATTGCCAAATTTATAGCCACCTTTTTTTATAAGTGCGTCATTAAATAGTTCTGATGCTTCAACATTGGCAAAAACATCTATAGATCTAGCTGTTTTACATGCCCATGTTTTTATCATTCTTTTATTTGCTGTAAAAACATATTTTAAAAAAGTATAGAAACATGCTATTGGCAATAGTATTAATAATAATATTATAGCGGTAAGCAGCAATAACAGTTCTATCATTTTTTTCTAGTTTTTTAAGTCATTATCAATAGTTTTCCACCAATCTAATTGTTTTAGTCTTTTATAGATCATGTAGGGTTGTAAAATTATTCCTATTAAAAAGCCATAAGTTGCAATAAAACAACCTACAACTGGCCAGATAGGTATCCAGCCTCCCATATATTCTTCCATTACTGGACCTGGGACTGCAATACTCATAAAAATAGCCAATAAAGTAGCTAAAAACTTTAGTACTCCTTGTTTATTTTTAAAGTAGTGATCAGTAAATACCCATTTGATATATGATGGTGTGCTTATATTTTTCATAATTTTTTGTACTAAATATAATAAATTTATTTTTCATATATACTACCTTCTGGTTGTATGATATCTATTTGTTTTAATTTATACCAACCGTTTAGTTCTAATTTATCTGCTGTAAATATAATTACCACATCTCTTTTCTTTGGGCTATGCATATGGTACATATTTACATCTAATTCTTGAACAACTTGGTATTTTGCACTGCATCCTGTTAGCAACAATCCAAGTATTATAAAAATATTTTTAATCATCTTTTTTCTTTTTATTTTTTACTCCATCCATATATCCATCTATAAAACCTTTTATAAATTGAAAGTATATTCCTAGTAAAGCGGAAAGAATAAATAGTTGACCAATGAAAACTATCATGTCAAATATATATTTCAACTTTACCTCCTTTCTTTTATTTTAATTTTAATATCATGAGGAGCTGTTTCATCTCCTCCAAAATAAGGGTATAGATAATATTTACGTTGATTTAAATCACAAGGTGCTCTAACAACATTCACTTTTGTTCCATCAACAGTCATTACATATTCATGTTCTTTTATTTCTAGTGAACAACTAATAGGTAAACCAATAGGTGCATCACAAATCTTTTCAAATGAGAATTCACTATCTGAATGCTTAAACCAATGTATTTCTAAACTATCATTATACCATCTCCAACCAAATCTCATAGATGACTCCATATGAGTTGCCCCACAGTCACTTAATCCGTATAATTTATTTATATCTAATTGATTAACGGAATCTTTTGTTTGATATACAGCACTTTGATCAAATAATACTGAAAATTCTATTTTGTCTGAACGAGTTGTTTTTATACGGAATACTGAACGATGCCCACCCTCCTTTATAACATAGGTGGTGTACCCATTAGAGTCAATCTTTCTGCAACCTAAGAAAGATAATAAAATCAGTAGCCATCTCTTCATTACACTTCACTTGGATATCTTTCGTTCATAATCTTGTTTAGTTTGGCACATCTCTCATACATCTCTCTTTCTGGTTCAGCATAATACTCTATCATGTTCTCCAGCTCTTCTTTCTTTGGACCATTATCAGGATCAAATGCCATCAATGCAGAATAGCCATATTCTTTTTCTTGAGCTACGTGACGGTTTAATAAATCATCAAAGCTTACTTCTTTTACTAAAACTCTATAGGAATTATCATAAGCAATCTCCAGTATAGCGTTTTCTATATTTATTTTTTCATGTTCACTTAAGTGATCATCATGTTCAAAACCGTCTGAGTCCATTTTAAATTTTTTTTAAATGTAACAATTATTTATAAAATACGGTTACTCTCCAAGTTGCGCTAAATACAAACGTTGGATTAGTAGACTGTATATTCTCAATGTAAACTCTTACTAAATTTGCTCCGGTATCATGTTCAAACTTCAACTGCGCATCTCCTATTTGACCGCCATACGAATGTGCAATCACACCATCAAAAAAGACCCCGTTCCCAGGCAAACTACAATGACCAGTCACTAACTTATGACCATCATCATGAGAAAAATTAACAAAAGCCCTTATACTTGATACTTTATCAGCAGGCCCTTTGAATATATCAACTTCACTACCCCCTAGAGATATTCTAGTGATATTATAAGCATCTCCCTCAAATTCTTCTATACGTGGGGATTTACCTTTGTTCATCACCCTAGTAACATTCTTATCAAACTCACGTGTTTTAAAAAAATGGTCCACTGATTCTTTTATAAACTTTTGAACTTTTCTCTTATATGATGTATGTCCCATAACATAATATACAAATAAATTTATTGCCCGCCAATTTTTAGTATTGGAAAAAGTTTGTGTGTTGCATTGTGAAAGGGTCCTAGCATTTGACTCCCCGGCTGTATCTTGCGGTGCAGGGTGCCCCGTCAGATATACAAGAGTATGTCTGTACATATATTTACTTACACAAAAATTAAAATTATGAAAAGTAAGATAGTTGTGACTGCAGATGACCAAGGCAATGTCATCAGACAGACAAAGAATCCTGAGTGGGGACAAATCAGAATCACTCAGAAAGAAATGACCTTTGTTAATAATACAGGTCAAGAAAGGACTTTAAGTGCCCTATTATTAGCTAAGGTAGAGCAACTTAAAAACCTTAATTGGGTAGAAGGTCAGACATTAGTTGGTAACATTATTGTTAAAGAACAGACTGAACCTTTTAACTCTCTTTCTCAACCTAAGAGAGCAGGTGAAGATGGACCTCATTGTGTTACTGAAGATGGTGAATTCATCTACAGACAGACGTTCTATGACCCAAGTGGTTCACTAACTGATAAGCTTATTCCTCATGCAAATGGTGATGAGATAAGAGCTTTCTATAGTAACTCTACTACTGCTACTGAAACTGCGGACAATAAGCAAGTTGACTTAGAAGATGCAATAGAAGAGGTAGAGAAAGAAGAAGAGTTAGTAGAAGAGGACGCATTTGACATGTAAGATTAGTAAGTGCTATGCATAACGTGTAGCACTTCTTTCTTTTTTTAATAAAACTAAAAAGAAATACAACTTATCTCTAAAAAAAAGTAAAACAACAGATCTTTTTTATTTTTTCTGTACAAATTTTATTTTTTTGTGTGTGTCAAAGAAAAAGTGATCCACATTATCCCACTTTCTTCCATAATTACACACATTATTTTTTTAT